CAGATTGGCCTTGTTCGGCTTCGTCAGAATCACCCATCAGTCCCTCAAACGCTGAAGCGGCTTGGTTTACATTTAGGCTTTCACTCCCTTGTGGGTTGGTGTTTTCCATTTGTCATCTCAAAAATCGCCAGAAACCTTCTGGACGGAGGATAGTCGTTAGACTATAAAATTCTCCATTTTTTCTCTCTAATCACAGTTTCCGAGGCTAAGCCTTCTAGGTGTCCTGTAATTAGCTCAATTGTCTTGATGTGCCTATAAGCGTCTTCACGCCTATCAGATTCTTCCGCACTTGTGTTAATTATCACACTAATCTGCTCTTTTTTCAAATTATCTATGACTTCTTTGAAAAAGTCATCATTCAGTAAGTTTTTAGCCCACTGTGCTTGTTGGTGTTTGTCCATATTGGTTTTGGATTCCAGAAATAATATCGTTGATAGACAAACTGCTTGGCGAAGGCATACCCTGCTTACTACCCAAGATGCCCATCAAATCGTTGTAACTTAGGTTTGACGGCTGACTGTACTGTACAGGCTCTGGCACTTTGCCGTAATTGGGGTCAAGGAACTTCTCCCATTGTGTGCCAATCAGAAGATTGCGATTACCAAAGTTAATTGGGGTCAAAGGCGTATATGGCGCAACACCAGTCTTAGGTGGTGTAGCCCAGTTCTCAGGCACTGGGATGATTGGGTATTGAGGTGTTGTTGTTGGAGTGCTTGTTGCCGAGTTAATGGCCGCCAAAGTAGTACCAGCACCAATCAGTTTAATAATGTCAGATGTTGTTAGCGTCTCTGTTGGTTTTGTTGGCGTTGTAGGCGTGACAGGAGTAGGCGTCAACGGTGTAGTTGGCGTAATTAAAGGAATTGTTGCGCCGATTACATCAGGGATTGATGTTGGTTTATCAGCAGTAATGACAGTTTCAGGGATTGTAGGAGTCGTTGGCGTTGTAGCCACAACAGAGTTAATTACGTCTTTAATCGTTGTTGGGCGATCAGCCGTGATTACAGTCTCAGGAATGTTGGTAGTTGTGCCAATAATTGAATTAACTACGTCTTTAACGGTGCTTGGCCTGTCAGCGGTAATAACTGTTTCTGGAACAGTGGCCGCAATAGTGTTTAGAACATTGCTTATTGACGGCGTTGCTGGCGCTGTAACAGTTACACCTCCAGCGTCTGTTACTGGAGTGGACACATTGGCAGGAGTAACAACACCCTGACCAATACCCATATCATCTAGGAATGCGTTAATCTGGTCTTTTGACAAACCAGCAGACTGCATTTCATCAATTAACTGCGTTTCTAGCGCATCGTTAAGTTGTGCCTGCGTCATGTTTGAGGCATCAATTGGCGTTGCTTTGGTAATAGCGTCAGTCAGCAAAGAACCGCCATAAGCCAACCCACCACTAAGCAAACCAGACTTTAATGACTCCTCGAGGTTTCCACCACCCAAGGCAGTTCCACCTGCACTAATTAAACCAGTTCCTACACCTGAAGCAGCAGCACCTGTAAGACCTAAAGCACCGCCCAAAGCACCACCTGCGCCTGAAAGCAACAAACCAGCTTGAATGATACGTGCTATGTCTTTTGTATCAGAACTGCTTGCGCCTTGTGTATAGAAAACAGGCTTACCAGACTCATCAAAGTTAACACCAAAACCAGTATTTCCTTTGCCTTCGTATGATCCTGACCAAAGGTTTCCGCCAGTTCTTTCGCCATAACCAGAGATTAACTTCTCTCCAGTCATTGAGTTGATGATTCCATCATCTCCTTTGGCAACCTGAGCAATGTCTGTAACACCACTCTTAGCCAACTCATCTGCCATGTACAAGGCGGCTTTCTCAGGTGGCAGTCCCCCAGTCCATGCTTCAGTAGTACCTTGTGAGAGAATTTGATCTGCTAACTTATTGACATTTTCAGCAGTATAAACAGATGGAGCCGCGTCGTTGTAACGAGTTTGGACCTCCTCTACTGGCAGGCCAACAGCTTGAGCCATTTGAGAAGGTGTGACATTATATGTCTGCATTGCAGAAGCAATTTCGGCGTCACTCATGCTCGGATTAGCAAGCAAATAGTCAATAATTTCTTTGCTAGAGTAAGCCATGATTAACCTTTGATCTCTACGTTAGAGGAAATGCCTGCACCAATCTTCATTGCTTTCAATTGGGCTTCTGCTTCAAACTCTTGCTGTTTCATTGCAAAGTATTGCTGTTGCTTCTCACGCTCAAGCATTAACTTGGCAGTCTCTTTCTCACGCATCAATTGCAGGTCAAGAGCGGCCTTCTGTTGAGCCAATTGCATTTCGCCTTCCATCTTTTGCTGTTGCAATTGAAGGTCAGCTTGTGCTTTAGCTTGGTTAGCCTGAATGTCAGCTTGAGTCTTAGCCATCAATGCCTGTACTTCTGGAGGCATCTGTTGCTGTTGTGGAGGAGGATTACTTAGCGCTTGATCTTGCTCTGGTGTAATTGCCTTGTAAAACTCAGCAGAATCCTTAAAGCCAGCAATCTCAACCATGCGGCCAAGAGTGTTTCGATACTGAGCAGGCGAAACGTAAGGATTAGCAGGGCCAAACTGACCAATCAATTGCTCTTGTTTAGCAACAATCATGGACAACATAGCCATTTGTTCTTGGCGGTTACCAGCACCCAGACCAACATTGATAGAAACATCGTATTGGTTAGCCCATGTGCGAGGGTCAAACTCTACAAACTCTCCACGCATACGCACCAAACGAGGCTTGTCTTGGTACTTGCACAGCAAATGCAAGATGCCTTTGAACAAAGACTTAACTCCCGTTTCAGCAAAGATACGAGCCATTAGTTCGATCTTACCTGCGCCAGCTTGTTGCATAGAAGCTACAGCAGCGGCAGTTACGTTTTGCAAAATAGAAGGGTCTAAACCTTGTGAAGCATCAGATACGCCCGTACGCTTAGACTGGACTGTATCCAAGTACTGAAGCATTGGGAAAGCAGCTTGAGCTACATTCTGAACAACAAGTTGAGACACAGCGCCTTGAGACTTGGCACGGATAACACCACCAGCGGTAGATGTAAGCAAGTCTTCAATGTTTACTTGACCTTCAACAGCGACAACACGAGCATTGTTTGTCAGATACAAGTTATCCAACATCTGACGAGTAATTGTCGTCTTGATTAGCTGGATGTCTGTTGTTCGGTCAGCAAGTGAGTTGCCAAAGAACTTGTGTGGAATTGGGATTGGGCAGATAGAGTGGAATGGAACGTAGTCCACTTCCTCAATCATTTCCTTGCCTTTTTCATCCTCAAGAATCTCGTTTCCAGCGTAAAACACCTGAGTTAAGGCGGCAATACCTTTGCCATCTACATCAGTCTTTACATAGCACTCAAAGACCTCAATCTCTTGCATTGAAGGGTCGTCTGTCTGTACTTGGTAGGGTTGCTCACCAGCGGAGAATCGTGCCACTCGCTCAGGAGTGTAAGCAAGCGCATCATCCATCTGCAAGCCTTCAACTTGCTTCTTGTTAAAGCCCATAGCGATCAAGTCACTACGAGTCAACATTTGACGATGTGCTACGAAAGGGCTGTCAGCAATAGTACGAGCCTTCTTGCTGATCAAAAACTCCTCTGGAGGAACGTTCTCAATACGGACTTTGCCTGACTTCTTACGCTTTTGAACAACTACGTTATGAGTTGCTCCCATCACTGGAACGCCCATAGGGTCAACTACCGGCATACCCATTGGGTCAAAGATTGGGAACTCTGTCGTATCTTGCTCGACAATCTCCATGCTTTCGTCAGACAAGATCATTGCCAATTCATCATTGGACAAGTCAAAGTAACGCTCTTTGGTAATGTCTTCTTTGTCTTCCCAATAGGCTTTTACAATGCCGTTCTTTTGAAGCAAAGCATCTTTGAACCAATCGTGCAAGATTGCCATTCCTTCGTTGTCACGATGGAAAACCCAGTTACAGTAATCTGTGGCTTGCTTGGCAGATGCTTCGTCTTGCGGGCCTTGTGGCTCAAATACTACAATCTGGTCTGAGCCTGTAAAGATACGAACAAGGCTAGGAAGTGCGCCATCAATGGCTTCTGCTACTTCTCCAGTAATAATCTGGCTCTTGCCTTCAACCTCATTGCCATATGGCTGGCGCAGATAGGCTTCTAGAGCTTGCTTGCGTTGCTCTACCGTTTCCGTTTCGAGGAATCCGATCGCGTCATCCAACTCTGCTTGTAATATCGACTTCAAGTCGTTCTGTGCCATGTGTATCCTTCGGAGGTCGACCGAGTTTAGGTCTTTGTGAGGATTGTAATACTTTTACCACATTTTCCAATACTTCTATCCGCATTTCAAGTTCTTTTACTTTTGGGGCTAGATTTGTCCCTTGACGTTCTAAATACATGGTTTTTTCCTGTTAAACAATCCATTTAGGGGCTACGTTGATAGATTTACCCCACGACGATACACCCTCATCCAAACCAACAGCAGCATATCTCCACGAGTCTGCTGCGTGACTATGTTGGTCATGAAGTGGTTTATTGCTAAACATTTTGGTGTTTGGGTCAACCTCGTAGCGGTAATGTCTCAAGTTCTGAAGGCCATCAGCACATCTAGTTGCATCAAAGAAGCATCTGTTCATCAGCATACGTGCACTGTTAATGCCATCGGCCACTGATAACTTAGGTGTAATCCTGATTGGAAAACCCATAGCGGTCAGAATATCTTTGACCGACTTGCCAGTCATATTCTTGTGCTCAGCATCGTGGGGAAGCCACCAATCCTTGTAGATATAGCCTTTATCTTGCAAAACCTTGGCGTAATGGTCAATTGGCTTTTGGCAGTTCTGATAGAAATCAATCACTCGAACCTCGCCGCCTGCGATTACCTGCACAAACCAGATAGACGTCATATCAGCCCATCCCAAGTCCCAAAACGTCTGGACTGGAATAGTCTTGTCAATAATCAAGTCTTTAATGCGGCTTTCTTCCTGTGCTTGACGTAACTCATTGGCATACACAGCGCCATCAAGCATCTGCCTAGTGTGGCCTTCCCAGACATTCAAATAAGAATCCATGTTCTTATTCTTTAAGTCTTCCAGTTCTTCCTCTAGGACTTTAGGGAACCAAGGGTTATCAGACCAGTTAACTTTGACAACGTGTGCGCTTGGTGGCGGCGCAATAACAAACCTCTTGTAAGTTTCGTCAGTATCTAAGTCAGGATTGAAAGTTACCCAAATCTCGGAATTAGGCTTTCTAATCGTTGGAATCAATACTTCCCAAGAAGACTTAGATACCGCTTGGCCTTCCTCAATCCAGCAAATATCTACACCCTCAAATGACTTAATTGATGTGACATTGTGCTTTAGACCAGCAAACGAGAACTCAGAGCCATTAGCCCCATAGATGGCCGTTCTTTGCACATCAAAGAATGAGTCCAAGCCCATAGATTTGATCTGGTCATGAAGCAAGGCGATTACTGAGTCTGAGATTGAGTTCTGTAGCTCACGAGCACAAAGCACCCTGATTGGCTTTTGCACAGACATAGCAATCAAAGCACGAGCAACACCCCATGATTTACCAGACCCCCTACCTCCATAGAGAATCTTGTATCGTGAAGGCTCAAACAGGAATCCTAACTTTTCAGGAAAGTCTAGGTCAATCTGCATTAGGACGCTTTAGATTGATGTTGATGCCTGAAATCTCCATTGGGCCACCACCAGCACCAGTCATCTCAGTTCTATTCAACTTAGGAGTTGCGTACTCAGCCATCTGAGCCAACAAAGTTAAAGCGCCTTTAGGATCTGCTTTTATTTCTTTGTCTGGGTTTCCCTCAGCAACCTCTGTAAGCCATTTAGAGACGTTTTCAGCGTTATCCTCTAGCAACCTGCTGACAGTGTCTCTAAACGTCTTGGTGGCCTTATTAACGCTTCCTACAGGCCGTCCTCGACCTCTATTGGTTAAATTCTCAGAATTGTTGCTCTGTAATTTATTCATTTTTGTTTGACTCCTCTAGGGTTGGTCAAGGTTAGTTAATACTTACTGACCTAGTAAGCCTTTTTGCACTAGGTTTCCTCTTTCGTCTAAGTGTATCAGCATATTAGGAGGAATATCTAAACCATAAGGATTCAGGTTTTTGTCCTGCATCTCAAATGGGAAGAATTGCTTACGCTGTTCTGGAGTTAAATCTCTGCGAGTTTGCGTCAGTCTTGCTTCTGCCTCACCCATCAAAGCACGATAAGCATCTTTAGGGTCAAGTTGTGCAAATGGAACTAAATTTATTCTTTCTTCCATTGCAGCATCATATTGCTGTCTTAACAATGCTTTTTCAGTAGGGTCTGTTGAAGCATCCATTGCCTTTGAATATGAACCCATTTGAGAATTAAGTTCTCCAATTTTGTCCATAACTGTTGATTTTAGCCTAGCCATAGTATTAACATTGCCACCAACACCAAAACCCTCTTTTTCTTGAATAGCGTGTTGTAACTCATGCAACATTGTTGACCTAGCTTCGTTAGCAGGCAAATCGCCTCTAACTTGCATTACTTGATTTTCTCCGCCAACAGATAAACTTCCACGAGCATCAGAATTTTTACGCATCATTTGCGTTTCAATTTCCATTAGCTTTGGATATGCTTCTTTTAAAGGGTTATGGTACATAACATCTTCAACATTAGTCTTGTAAAGCTGGTTGCCAGTCTTTAAAACACCTCTGTCATAAGCACCCATGATTACATTTTCGAAAGGTTTAGTTCCTTTAACAAAGGATTCCTTATCGCTAATCTCTTGTCTCCACAGACCATCAGGCCCACGCACAGTACCTGTCTCTTTCCAGATTTCCTGTGGTGTTGCACCTTTCTTTTCCATCTTTGTGGCAGCAAAAGCCATAGCTTTGTCAAATGCCTTAGAGCCAGCGCCAACAAACATACCCACTTCAGCCATGCCAAGCAGACCACCTTGGGTCATTTCGGTTAGCTGAGATAGTGCTTTCTTGTCTGTTACCTTAAATGGGCTTTTTGGGTCACCAAAGGCTTTGTCATATAAATCTTGATAACGCTTGTCAGACTGCTCGATGTTCAGCAGACCTTGTTGGATTGACTTGCCTAAACCCTGCAACTGCTGAGTGCGTCTTGGGTCTTGCATCCATCCTAAAGCGGAATCAAGTAGGCTTGGCATTATTTCATCCTGCCCATCTTTTTAGCAGCTTCTGACATAGCAATGGCAATAGCTTGGTCACGGCTCTTTACCACCTTGCCACCTTTGCCAGAGTGCAGAGTACCTTCTTTGTACTCACCCATCACTTTGCCAACTTTTTTCTGACCAGCTTTTGTCATTTTCATTTTTTAGGCTTCTTTGCTTTGTTCTTTGCAGTACGCTCACCACGCTCGGGCATGGGCTTAGTCTTCTTCTGCATAAGTTTCTGCATCATTTCTAATGCTTGGCTGTTGGTAGTACCCATGATTATTCCCTATAAAGTGCAACCATCGTGATATTTTCTCTTTGCTTGTAAGTATGCTTCATAAGCAGATTCCTTACAAGGGAAACTGCCTAAGTGTAAAGTTTTTCCATCTTTTCTTATGCAAGATTTGTAACTTCCACTATAAAAATATACACCAAGCAATCCTGTTGAATTGTTTTTCCTAGCTTTTCTTATGTTTTGCGTATTTATCTTTGCTGAAACTGAACGCAAATTTGCAATTCTGTTATCTGTTTTACAGCCATTAACATGGTCAATCATCTTAGGCCATTCACCATGCACATAAAGCCATGCAAGCCTATGTGCTGGATACCTTACGCCATCAATACAAATTCCAAGGTACTCATACATATGAGACTTTGTGGCAATTTGACCAATAGTGTTTCTGTGTCTTTCTCTATGCTTCCAAATAAACACACCAGTTTCTTGGTTGTAATCTACAACTTGGTGCAATCTATCAATTGTTAACTTATACTCTTTTCCAGACATTTCAACTCCTTCATAGTTGTTGTGTTAGAAACGCCCTAAGATTCGCAGTCTTTAGGGCGTTTTGCTTATTCTTCTTCGTTCATCTCTGGGGCTTCAGAAGAACTTTCTTCCTCGGTTATTGGCCCACCACTAATCCATGCCTCACAAGTCCTCTTGGAAGCACACTTAAAATCAAACACTTCACAATAGCCTAAGTCACCAGCATCAATGACTTCCCATGCGTC